ACCGGTGTTGAAATTGAGACTAAATTCGTGCGTGGCGCCGACGTTGGAGAAGACGAGTTTCCCCCCACTGTCGGCCACCTGGTCTATGGTTTTACACCCGGCGTCGTCGATGAGGGTCTGGAGTTCGGAGGCTAAATTCGTGAGGGTGTCCAGATTACCACTCGTCGGGTCGATGGTGACGTCGTACGTGCCCTTGTCGTCTTCCACGGTGAATTTATTGTTCGAGCCGTGAAACACCTTCGGGCGGGGCACGCGCGCGGAGACGACGTCGAGGTGGGTGACGTTGTAAATCGGGGTCTTGAGGTCGACGACGAAACTGTTCGAGGTGGGGTAGACGGTGGGATCGCGGTCTCCACTGTCGACGTCTAGGGTGTACACCTTCATTATAATTAAATCACAATTTTAATGAAGATGGATTGACGAGGAAAAAAAAAGAATTTGGTTTAGTTGATTTGGTTGTGGAACGGGTTGTTCTCCAACTGTCTCTTCGCGAGGCTGAGACCGCTGTCCGTGGCCAATGGGTTGATGTGTCCCTTGAAGGCGTTGAACTTGTGGAAATCGGCTTGTTTGTAGTCTTGCATCCACCCCCCGTTCGCCGGTCCGGTGCGTCCGTCCACTCTGGAGGAATCGAATCGCACGGTGGTGGCCTTCCCACCTTGTTTGATCGGACCCTCTCTGACGTTCATCCTCCCCGGATTACCACCCGGGCGGGTGTACATCTGTCCTCTCTTATCTTCCGGTCGGAATCCCAATCGCATCAACTCATCGTTCGTCTTGGAGCGCACCTTCGCCGCCGCGCTCTCGGTGTACGCCCCGTGGAAACTGGAGATGCCCGGCTGCGCGTTGTTCACGTGGTAATACTGAGAGTGATTGCCGTCGGACTTAAACTTCGTGGGCATTTGTGGAATCTGCGGACCCGGGATGAATCTCTTCGCCGGGTTCTTGTCCAGACCATCGGCGCGCATCCCCGTCTGCGAGCGCACCGTCGGTCGCTTCGTCGTCTCGTGCTCCGACCTCGGAACGCGGCCGCTGAATCCCTGGCTCTTCCCACGCACCACTGGGAGTCTCTCCGGGAGGAACGCCGTCTTCTCCGGTCTGTTGAAGCCGACCTCGGACTCCAACGTGCGACGCCCACCCCGAACGTCGTGGCCGTGGTTCGACCGCCCTGGGAGCGTGGTCAACCTGTACTCCCCGACGTTCACTGGGTTGACGCGGAACATTTGCTGGTAACCGCCGTAGGCTGGGACGTCCGCTTGAACGTTCAGACCTGGGCCCACTAATTGTTTTTCCACTGGACCGATGTTATTCATCCGTCCTGAATCATACATTCGGTTTCGCATTTGAAGGATCTCACCCCCACTGCTTCGCTTTTGTGGGGCGATTTCAGCGAAATTCGGTTGTTCCTCCTTACCCTCCCACTCGGGAACACCCTCTTCGTACTCAATCTCCTCGACCGGTTCCTCGCGGAGAAGGGGCGGCGCGGGCGCTTGTTGGGGTGGCTCCTCGACCTCGCCTTCGCCCATTTTTCGACCGGCGTACACCAGTCCAGCGATAGCCATAATAGAAATGGGGTCAGCCATTATGTACTATTGTTACCTCACATTTAATTTTTGGAAACATACCTTTGGTGAAACATCGCGTTCTGAATTTCCGCGCGCGAAGACACCGGTTCCCACGCGATCGTGCGCACGGGCAACTTGCAGTGCACGTCCATGATCGGGTGGAGGCGATCGGCGACCGGAGTGGCATACTGACGGTTCCACCGCGTGGTGCTTTGGGGGCGGAGTTCGTCGTCGGTGTCGATGAACCGCGCCGGGGCACCCTTCCCAGCCTTGAACGGGGCCGTTCCGTAGAGCATGGTGTTCGGCCTGCACCCCCCGCACGCCATCGCCCGAGAGCCTTGCGGGTAGGCGAAGAATTGGTCGTCCGCGCGAATCTTCGGCTGCACCTCGGCGTCCTTGACAATTTTCAATCCCGGTTGGAGTTGATACGCCATAATGTTGTATTATTAATAAGTGAGATTATCTTTTGTCCCCGGTGTGCACGTCCAATCCTCGGAATCCCTCCAACTGCACCCCGCGCGCGTTCGGGTTGCACGCCCCCGGGGTGTCCCTGCACAGAGGTCCGTTCTTCGGGCCGTAGCACCACTCCGCGAACGCGGTTTGGTCGCCTGGAATGCTCGAGACCGGAGCCGTGACGAACTGCCTGGCCGCCGCCTTGCGCTGGTATTCCGGGAGTGGGGTGCGCGAGCGACCGGCGTCGAATCGGAAGGTGTCGTCGCTGAATTTTTGAACGAGGGGCTTCACCGACGAGTAGTAGCACGCCGGTGGTCTGTTCGGGTTGTCGGTGTAATCGGTCAAAAGCACGTTCGCCATGGGATTGTCCGCGGTCGGGAGGGTGCACCCGGTGTGCTCGTCGTTGGACTGCGCCGGGCGCCCGAAGGAGGAGCGCACCATTTCGCTTCGGTGCATGAAATAGAGAACCGCTAAGACCGTCGCACCCAGGACGAAGATTCGAACGTCCCTCCGGATGGCGTAGAGCGCGCACGTGGCGTAGACCACGAATCTCGAACTCGCGTTCACGCGTTCGTCTGGAGTTTGAGAGGCCGTGGGCCAGAACAGGTGGGTCTTATCGGCGCGGATGAGTTGTTTTGGATCGTCGAACCACACGGTCATATTACAATAACTTTAGATTATATTTACTTGTTAAGCATCCCGCCGAGCATGTTACTCATCGTCTTCATGAGGGCATCCTGATTCAAACTCCCACTGTTCTCCATCTCGGACGCCGCGTTTTTCGCCAACGTCTCGATCTGGGACAAGGTATCCTGTGGGATAGCCACGATCGTGGTGCCGAGCATGTAGAGCGTTTGTAGGTATTGCCAAATCGCCCCCTTCGTGTTGTCGCTCAATTTCTCATTCCAATGTTCTTTGATGTTGAGGTCCTTCAAGAAATCGATCGACGTGAGGTCTTCGGTGATGAAGGTGTCATCCTTCGAAGAGATTTTATCGGCGTACGGGGCGATTCCGGCCATGTACGCGTCCACGCACTTTCGCGGGTTCGCCTGACGCAGCATCTCGAACTGGTTCTCGAATTTCGCGATGCCCTTTTCCTCGGGAACACACTTCTGCAGTTCCGTCAAAAATTGGGAGAGCATGTCGTTGAACGCGGAGACGGAGGCCATCTCTTCTATATGATATCTAATTATCGGAAATCTTTAAATTAAAATGGATCGGTCGAAATCACCTCTCTCTGACCAATCCCCTGGGACACGATGAAATACACGAGGATGGCCACGAGGGAGGCCGGTTTCGTGTACTGGGCCAACGGGAGCGAACCCTCGTTGTTGAGTCGAGCCTTGGCGTGAATGTATAAAGCCGTGATACCAGCCGCGATAGCCGCGGCGCCCATCGGGTCGCGCAGATAGTCGCTGAGTTCAACCATACTTTAGATATATTCAGGTTTTTTTCTAGCCTCTGGGGCGTCGTTGAAGAAAGTGGGCGCGGGTGCCGGTACCGGCGGTGCGGGCGCCGGTACGGCGGTGGGGGGTGCGTGCTCCTCCTCCTCCTCTTGTTCCTCTGGGGGTGCGGGGACTTCGGGGATCGTCTTGAATTCGTTCTCCAAACCCACCGGTGGGGCCTCCCCCGACGCGGGTGCCGAAGCCGCCTCCTCCACCCCCGGTTCCGTCGGTTCCGCAGGTTCTTCCGCGGCGGGTTCCTGTGCGTCGAAGCCGTCGTCTTCCACGACGTCGTCCTCCTCGGGGGTGGGCATGTCGTTGGACGGTTCGAGGTCGATGTTCTTGTCCTCGGTGCTCATGTACGTCTTGAGGATTTCAGCCACCGGAATCAATTCCTTGACCGTGGCCTCGATGCACTCGGTGAAACGCTTCGTGAGGCGCAAATCGCGCTCGTATTCGCTCTGTTCCTCGTGGAACACGTAGGGGTCACGGTACAAATCCTTGGCGCAATTGTTGTAACACGTCTGGATGAATACCTCGTTCGAGGGAACCTTGAGGGAGATTTTCTTATTCTCCGCCCTGAGACGAACGGAGGATAAAATCTTCACGAAGGACACGAACACCGCGGCGAGGAGGTCGGCGAACCACGCGCACCTATCGGTGATGTTATCGCTGTGATTCTTCGACATGGCGTTGGACCAGTTCGGAACTTCTTTGAGGTGCTTTTGGAACTGCAACAGAGGTTTCTTGTTTTTCGAATCCCTCACCGCGGTTTCGTACAGTTCCTGAAAAGTTTCAATCATAACTGGACACATGATCAGGCAAAGTTGCGCCGTGTATTCCTTCTTCGCCTCGCACAAAACGTTCAGTGAGTCCATTTATGATTAAAGTACATTAAAATAAACCAAAACCCCACGCACTCCCCTGCTTTCTGTTGGTGTTTCCTGTGAGGCGCTTCTTTTGGTTCGCCAACTTGCGCTTCGCGTTCGCAGCCTTTCGCCTGGCGACGTTGTGCGTCGCTTTCGACGCCTTCGACGTGAGTTGGTTCCTGTACGGCAGGGCCTTGCGCGATTTCTTGGCATTTTTCACAGCCTTGTTTCTTCTGCGCCTGAGTTCGTTGATGTTCATATATACTATTTCTTGCGATATTTATCCGCCGCCTTCTTGAGGTTGATGAGGGTGGGGAACTCCATGTCGTCGAAATTTGGCACCGCCGGTTCGGGTTTCTTCGTCGTTTTCTTTTTCTTCACGTCCCACGAGACGTAGACCTCTTGCCCGTCGGTGCCCACGAGTTGGACCACGAAACCGCCCTTCTCGAACTGACGCGCGAGCCACCTGGCCGCCTTCGCGCGGTCGAACGAGGGGAACCCCAAGACCATGCGAGGCACCTGGAGGAAGAGGAACTTTTGGTGCCCGAGGCTGACGGCGGCGCGAATCTTTCGCTCCCACTGTTCGTAAATCTTTGTGTACAATTCTTTTTTTTTCTCCTTCTTCTCGTGATCGATCTTTTCAATCTCGCGGATGTCGAGCATCCCTCTACAATGTATTCGACACTAATTTTTGACCTCTTCTAACTCACTCAACTTTGGCGTGCTCTCGGTGACGAATCGGTAATCCAAGAATTCTCTCCCGTCGCCGGTGTCTTCGTACGCCTTGACCTCACTCGGCGCCTGCACACCCACCGGTTGCGTGCGCAGGCCGATGACGGTGGCGGAACCGCCCTTCATGGAGAGGGTGCTGACGACGGCGAACGCGAAAGGGAAGCCACCCTTCTTGAGGGCCATGAATTGGCACTCGTACAATTCCTGGCCCTCCTTGTGGTAGCGCTTGACCGTGGTGGTCTCGATGATGGCGACGCACATTTTAGTGCGCCTCTCGATCTCGGCCGCGGTTTTCATCACGAATTCATTCATCAGGTCGTTGTTCACTTTCGCCTCGACTTCTTGAAACCCTTCGAGGTCCGGGGCCTTATCGTCGAGCGCGATCTCGCGCGGGCGCACGTACCCGGACAGACCGAAGAATTCGCGTTCGAGATACGACTCTCGACTGGGGATCATGGTGATAGCGGCGACCGCCAAAATCAGGACAACGATGAGAGTCCACTTGTTCATTACTATTATATATGCGTCAATTTTTTTTCAGTGAATTTCGGAGACTACTTCAGAGCATCATGTCCTTGCTGATATATTCACCGAACTGCCCACACTGCAAACAAGTGATCGAGTTCATTCACAAGCACCACCAACTGAAACAACTCGTCACGTATCACAACGTGAACGCGCAGGGTGTTCCCCCTCAATACAAGAATAAAATCACACGCGTCCCCACGATGTTGACGAAGAATGGGAAATTCCTCGTCGGGAAGGAGATTTCAAACTTTCTGGAGAGTCTCCTGCCGTCCAAGGAGGTGACCTGGTGCGCCCTGGGCGGTGGGTGTGCGATGACGGACATCGAAAACAACGACACCGACGCCGACATCTTCAGCCTCGATGATTACGGGAAAAGCCTCCAGCCACCCATGACGAAAGACTTGGAAGATAAAATCAACCGCGAGGTCTCCGGTGTGGCGTACGAAGACACGGTGAACAATTAAAGATTTTACGCGCTCCTTCTGATAAAGGATGATGCAACTCTGCACTATTCAGGCCACCGCGGTCAAGAACGTCTTCGAAACACTCAAAGACATTTTGAATGATTGCAACTTGATTTTCACCCCGAGTGGGGTCTCCTTGTGCACCCTCGACACCGCGCGCACGTCCTTGATAGACATGCGCCTGAACGCGGAGGATTTCGAGGAGTACTCGTGTTCGGAGGAGGAGATCGTCTGTGGCATCAACGTGTGCAATTTTTTTAAACTCCTCAAGAGCGTCACGAACTCCGACGTCTTGCGCCTGTCGATCAAGTGCAAAGAATTCCTCACCGTGGAAATCACGTCGGAGGGGAAGAAGACGTCGACGACGTACGAGTTAAAACTCCTCGACATTAACGAATCGAGGATCGAAGTCCCGAACATCGACATGACCACCGTGTGCACGACGACCCTCCCTTCCGCCGATTTCCAACGGTTGTGCAGGGACATGAGCAACATAGGCTCCGAGATTTCCATCGTGCGAAAGCAAAACATCCTCCGCCTCTCGTGTGCGGGCGATTTCGCGAACCAGGAGACGACGATCGAGACCGTGGAGAACATCGAGCACGACATTCACGGGTTGTATTCGCTGCGATACCTGAACATTTTCACCAAGGCCACGTCGATGGCGAACACGGTCCAGATTTTACAAGAAAAAGAAAATCGATTTTTGATTTTGAAATACATGGTCGCAAACTTGGGTGACATTAAATTTTATCTAGCGACTAAAATTGATGAAAATCAGTAGTGTACCCGTCGAGGGTCGACACGATTTTGTGAAGCCCGAGGGCGTTTGTAATCTTCAACTTTGGGTACACCTCTCTGAGATAATCCTCGTCGTAATAGAGCACGTCGCGAAGCGCCACGCGGTGGCCGTGGAAATCGGCGTGTGGACCGGCGACGCGGCGAATCTTCTCCGTCACGTTTTTCACGGGCTTGTCGTCCTCGTCGCACAGCCACGCCGCGGTGAACGGGAGGCAGAAGGTCATGGATTTCTTCTCGTCCGGGGGGAACGGGGCGTGGAGGTCGTCGGTGACCATCTTGTACACGCGACCGTTGTACCAGTATTTCACGCGAAGAATGGTCTTCGACACGCAGTTCGGTACGACTGTGTTTCGAACATCCCGACCGGTGCAGTCCACCCAGAAGGAGGAGAGGACGCGATCGCTCCAATCCCTGGATTCGGAGGCCCAGAAATCATCCTCCACCTCGTACTTGACGTCGTGCACGACGTCGTACTCGAGGGATTCGCGCAACACGTACCAGTTCGGTGGTGTCGTTAACTTACGATACGCCGCGAAAGCGGAGGTTAAAAGATTCAGTATCATATTTAATTTATATGGAGGGCAATTTTTTAAGTCGGTACAACAACAAGATTGCCGAGTTCGAAACCATGATCGACGCCTCCTCGGCCGATCGCAAGAAGGTGGAGTCCGAGATGGCGGATTACATCATGCGGTGTCTCCCCTTCATGGAGAAATACACCGAGGAGGCGAACGAGGAGACGAACACGGACAACGTGTTCAACGCCAAAGAGACCGTGGGCCTCGCGAGGGGGGACATTTACACCGACTACCTCGTCGAGGTGGAGGGCGTGCACGTGGACCGGCCGCACGTGAACATTCGACCGATGGATGAGTGCAGCACGTGTCGCGCGGCGTCGAATATCGTGCACTTTTACGATACGAGTGAGATGGTGTGCGACGGGTGCGGCGCCGTGGTGGCCTCGATCATCTCCGACGAGTTGACGTACAGAGAGGAACAGGAGAGTTCGACGAAGGTGATCAACTACAGTTACAAACGCCAAAATCACTTCTCCGAGTGGCTCTCCCAGTTTCAAGGGGCGGAGATGTGTAACATCCCCGACGACGTCATATGCACCCTCAGGGAGGAGTTGAAAAAACTTAAACTCAAGAGGAGGGAGGACATCACCCACGCGAGGGTTCGAACGCTGTTGAAAAAGTTGCGAATGCAGAAATATTACGAACACGTCCCCCTCATCTGCTGCCTTTTGAACGGGGTGCGCCCACCGCAGATGAGCCAGGTGCTCGAACAAAAACTCCGACTCCTATTCAACCAGATCCAAGAACCGTTCGACAAAGTGTGCCCACCGAATAGGAAAAACTTCCTCAGTTATTCGTACACCCTCTACAAATTGTGCGAACTCTTGGGGGAAGATAAATTTTTGTCCTACTTCCCACTCCTCAAATCCAAAGAGAAGTTGCACGCGATGGATTGTATATGGCAAAAAATATGTAACGAGTTGCAGTGGGAATACATTCCCACGATTTAAAGGTTATTGTTGTAACATAAGTAGTAATGGATGATTATAAAGACTACTGCATCCGAGAGGCCAAGTTCCATCTCGACCGCGCGCGTGACATTTTGATGGAGGCGATGCAAGACCCGAAGAAATATCACGACGAGACTAAAAAAACATACGAGTTCATGGCTCCTTGGTATGCGATGATGATGTACTCTCTGATACATGCACCACCACCCGACGACACTCCAGAGATTTCCCAAAATTTATCAACACCGCCTCTCGAAGACCGGTGAGGGAGAGGTAGTTGCGCGCCTGCGTCTCCGCGGCCTCGTTTAGTTTAGCCACCGCTTTGAATTCTAATATGATCCTGTTGTCTATGACTATGTCCGCGCGTAAGGTGCCCACCGTGTGTCCCTCGTAATAAATAGGAAGCCATCTCTCCGACTCGTATTGTATCCCACGTTTACGCAATTCAACTTCCATGCAGTTGTGATACACCCGCTCACTAAATCCAGGACCGAGGGTGTTGTGAATTTTCAACGCGAAGGCTTCGACGTCGGCGTCCATGATGTCTAGTCATATATCGACACAAACCCCTAAGTGCCCATGCCGCCAGCGAAGCCGCTCCTGTCCCTGGTCGAAAAACAACATCATGTGTTCCTTTTTTGAAAATACATACGGAACTCTCTCGATCCCATGCTGTTCAAATCCATAAAGAAACCATGGATTGCGCTGTTATTATTGAGGTTCACGCCATTTAAGTTATTAAAATTGCCACGAAAACGACTAATGGTCGCCCGAAAGTGTGGTGTAGGCATGCGTCTCCCACGGTTCCGCGGGGAACCGTTGCGGGTGCCGCGTTTGTTGTAATACGAGACGATGTCTTGCCACAGCTCAATTCCTTTTGTGATGAGCTTTGAGTTGAGTTGTCGTGTGTTGTCAAGTGTGTTTAACCATCCATTATTGTAATTAGTGGCTCGCGCGATTACCGGTTCAAGTTTGTCCTGGAACTTGCGAAGGCGCTTGACCAGTTTCTCCCATTCCGCCTTATCCTTCTTCCTGACGTCGTTTGAAAGTTGGCTCTTAGTTTTGGCGACGCGCTTGCCGTTGACTACGTGAGTCAGTTTAACTCCAAACCTCTTCGCGTTTTCTTTGAGTGTGGCCATGTCCGTGTTCATTTTGTTGGTATACCATACCCTGGCATTTTTTTACGCGAATCAGAAATTCTCACGGTACGCACACACGCTTCGTCGAGTCATGCTTCCAAAATGTAGTCATATATCGACGCAAACCCCTATGCCGCCAGCGAAGCCTCTCCTGTCCCTGGACGAACTCGTGACCTTTGCGTGCACGCACGGGTCCGATCCTCGACACCTCCGACTCGTGCTCGGGATGTATAAACTAGAAGAGATGAAGATGGAGGACCCGTGCGGCATTGCGGCTTGGTACGGCAACCTCACGATACTCGCCTTGCTCCGAAACCACGGGATCCCGTGGGGGCGATCCATGGAGAGGGCGGTAAACAGGAACCAGATCCACGTCAAGTCGTGGATGTTCACGAACGGGTATCGTATGGATAAACATGAACCCACAGGTTGGCTATCCACTTCTCCCCAGAAGTCACTGGCTTACCGCCGTGCAGCGCTCCTGAATGCCTGAACCCGTAGTTGTTGAGGGTGTCGAACAGCAGCACGTCGCCTTTTTTTAAACGATATTCTTTTTGTAACCGTGGAAACGCCGTCGCCCCACCCTCGTAGTCGTCGTTCAGCGCGATGAGAAAGGTGTACATGCGGGGGTTCTTCTCCCTGAACGCGTCGTGGTGCGGCTTGTAAAAGCCCCCGGGTTTGTATCGAACCACCTGCAGAGACTCACAGTTGTCCACCGGGCGGTCGCAGTGCTTGAGGAGGCGGCGCGTGATTCTCTGCACGATCTTGTCGCCCTTACGGATCCACGCCGTCTCGCTCTTTCGCGTGCGCTCGTCTAACTTTCTGGATTGCGCAATCGTGGACGGCTTGAGGGAGCCCTCCGCCGCGCGCATGACGTGGTCGCACTCCTCGTGGGAAAGCATGCGCGCGAGCACGCGAGGCGGTCGACACACGGGACGCAGGAAAAGCAAAACGAGGGAAAAGACGAGTAAATACACGGCGTCAATCATCGTTACAATACTAGAAGAATTTAAATCTTTTCGAATAAAGCGGGGAGGCGACACGTATATCTGGAGTGGATGTCTTTGATGACGTCGTTGGCGTAGGCGATGAGTTCGTTGATGGTGTCGCGGATCTCCTCGAACTTTTCCGGCTCGAGGGCGTATTGGCGGAGGGCGTCCCCGCCGGTGTCTATCATCATCCTGTAAATGTCGGTGATGTCTTTGTTTTTATCCTTCTGTTTGTCCATCTTCTGAAGGTTCTTCTTGAACCACGCCTCGGTGATCTTGCCGAGCATGAAATCGATGCGAGCGTGGCGCGGGGTGTACACCGAGCCGTACCCGAGCGGACGCCTCGATATCCAATCGATCTCTCGATCGAGTTGGTTGATGGTGATTCGAAAGCGCATGATGCAATCCGGGGCGGACATCTGCCTCAATTCGGCGAAGGAGGGGATGCCCCCGCACGGGATGTCGCCATGCTCTCGAGACATCATGCCCCCGTTTTTCCTGAATTCCAAGTAGTGTGGGTTGTGGATCCGGCCCAGTTCCACCGCCCCGGTGTTGAAATTGAACGCCGTGTGACAGTCCGGGCACCACATCTGCGTGCACCCGGAGAGTTTGTGTATGAACGTCCCACACTTTGGGCACGGTTTGGTGTCTCGGTGAATCATCGCGATCGAGGCCTTCGCGTTCGGGTCGCACTCGTGGCCGTCCTCCACCAACTCGTTACACTGGTTGCAGTACGTGTTCTTACACAACCCACAGTAAAACTCTTCGTTTAAAAATCCTTGACACCTGCCCTCCGTGTTCGGACACTTGCGAACGAACTTGTGGACCACCTCCGTCTCCGGCGTCAACGACATTTGGTCGAGTTCGGACGAGAGGCGGTACAGTGTGCGTAGATGCTGACTCTTCTCTAATATTTCCGGGTGGTGGGTTTCCAAATAATGCTCTCGGCGGGTGTATGGAATTTGAAAAATGTTGTGACGGTTGTACAACTCGAATATTTCCTTCGAACACACCTTTATCTCCGCCTGTATCTCCCTGTGACGAAGAATGCGCTCGACGATGGGCTGGGTCTCCGGGAACAACGATTTCTCGCGCTCGAAGAGGACCTCCTCCCGGTGTCTGCGCAGGGCGGTGTTACAGAAACGCTTCGACGCCCACGACTGGGTGAAGAGGCGGGACCACTTGTTTTTGCACCCCATGCAGTGCACATCATCGAACTGGGAGAGGATGTATTTTTCGCAACATCTCCGGCACGCACGCAATTCACAATGAGGACACGGAACCTCCTTGTGAAATGTTTGATTAAAGTCTTCGCAACACACGTCACACATTTCTTAATTTATCTTCGCCTCGTCGCCTTATATTTCTTTACCTGGGTTTTTTTGGTTTTTAAACGCTTTTGCACATCGAGTGCCTTTGTCTTTTTCAATTTCAAATTTTTTAACATCTTATTCTTGTTCTTCACGCCGATGTTCGCCTTCTTGATGTTCTGCGCCACACTCTTCTTCGCCGCGAGTCGGAGTCGACCCGCCAATTCTCTCTTCTTCCCAGCGTTGGCGAACGCCCTCACCGCCGGTCTCGCCTTGGCCGCGTTCGTGCGCTGTTGTTGGATCTTCCTCGCCTCCGCCCAGATGGTTTTGTTTTTCTTGTCAAACCACCTCTTGTAGAAGGCGTCGCGCTCAGCCTTGGTGAGTTTGTCGTAATACTTGGAGTTCAGTTTGGAACGCACACCCTTGTTCTCAAGGGTGAGGGCCCTGGTCGGCGCGGGGAGAGCCTTCGTCGTCGTCGCCGCCGGCTTCGTCGTCGTCTTCGCCGCCGCCGGTTCCCTCTTGAGGGCGTTTCTCGCCGACTGGAGGGTGACGAAATTGGCCTTCGTGCCCCCCTTGTTCGGGTGGTACTTGAGGGAGAGACGCTTGTACGCGCTGTCCACGGACACCTTCTTCTTCGCCATCATCTTACGAATCTCCGCCTTCGCCGCGTTCAGGCTGAGAGCACCCGTCTTCGCGTTCGCCTTGGCGTTGGGCTTGTCCTCCTTTGCCGGGGTGGTGGTCGCCACCAAGTTTTTACCGAAAGTTTCCTTGTGCTTCGCTAACTCGGCGCGACGCTTGGCGACGTCGTTTCGCTTCTGCATCACCCACCGGAGGTGACCCTTTCTCTGTTTATCGGTGATCTTCGCCGCCTCGATCTCGCCACGGAGTTTCACCTTTTCATTCAACAAGCGCTCGATGTTTTCCACCTGCTTGGTGTTCGCCGCTTGTCGGACCTCACTCTCCCACGCGCGACGGAATTGTCCGAACGTACCCGGGATACTCTTTTGAATCTTTTGCACCAAGGCAGTCTTCTGCTTACCTAACATTTCCGCGGTCTTCACAGGGAACTGTTTGGCGGAGGCCATCTTTTTCACATTCTTCTTTTGTTGTTGCAGTTCGAATTCCGTTAAATTTTCGGGCGCCTTCCCGAGTTTCTTCGCCACGTCGAGGATAAAATTTTTACCGATGCCGTACTTCTTCGCCATGTTTGCAATCTTCTTGTTCGCGTTGTTTTTGGTGTTCACCGACTTGAGGATGGAATTCACCGGTTCACCCGCGTTGTAGCGCTTCATGTACTTTCCTCTCTGCAACATGCCCAATCCCTTCGCCTTGAGTTGCTTCTCGAAGTTCGCGCGATCAGTCTTCGCCTTCCCCTTGGCTTCGAACTTTTTCAAGTTTTCGGCATTCATGTTTCGCAACATCTGAATGTTCACCCGTCGAACGTTGCCACGAGTCTTCGCCTTTGCGAGAGCGATGATGTTCTTCTTCGTGAATTGACCTCCCTTGCCCGGTGTGCGACGTCCACCCACGGTTTTGAGGAGTTGATTCATGTGGGCTTCGTCCGCCTTTTTCTTTTCGACACTGTTCGCGGCGGCCTTGGCCTTGTTCTCGCGCGCCTTGGCGTTAGAGACAGCCTTGCTCACCACGGCGTTGTAATTCTTATTTGGGATGTACACCAAAGTCGGCTTCACGGGTTTGCCCAAGAAAGTCTTGCCCTTGGCCCTCTCCGTGGCCACGACGCGGTCGGCGTTGATTTTCTTGTTGAGTACATTCTTCGTCAAGTTCTTCGCCGAGATGCCCCGGTCCTTCAGGAGGGCGGAGATGTACTTGGTGTTCACCTGACTGTTCGATGCGAGTTTCATGAGGGCGTTGCGCTCCTCAACCTTACCCTTCTTGGCGTTCACGGAGGCCTGGGCCTTGTTCTGGCGCGCCTTGGCGTTAGCGACCGCCTTGCTCACGGTGGCGTTATAATTCTTATTTGGGATGTACACCAGAGTCGGCTTCACGGGTTTGCCCAAGAAAGTCTTGCCCTTGGCCTTCTCCGTGGCCACGACACGGTTGGCGTTGATTTTCTTGTTGAGCGCATTCTTTGTCAAGTTCTTCGCGGAGATGCCTCGGTTCTTGAGGAGGGCGGAGACATACTTGGTGCTCACCTGACTGTTCGATGCGAGTTTCATGAGGGCGTTGCGCGCCTCAACCTTACCCTTCGTGGCATTGATGGAGGCCTGGGTCTTCGCCTCGCGGTTGTTCGCCTCTTTTTTGGCCTGCGCCAATCTCGCATTGTACACGGCATTCGGAACGAATTCGAGGGTGGGCTTGCTCGGTTTACCGAGGAAGGACTTTCCACGCACTCGCTCTTGGGCGATGACCATGTCCTTATTTTTCTTCGCTCGGAGGTTGGCCAAGTTGACGTTTCTGAACTTTTTGTTCGTGGATTTGGCGTAGGCGCGAACGTATTTCGCATCCACCCCCGCGTTTCGGCTCAGTTTCTTGAGGAGCATGTCTTCCTCCTTGGAGAGTCGCGTGGCCTCCACCGCGGCGGCCTCACCCGCCTGCTTGTTCTCCAGCATCTTACGCGCTCGATTGAGTTCTGCGTTGTATCGGTTCGGTGCGATGTACACCAATTTGGCCTTACCGAACCACGACTTTCTCGGTCCCTTGACCTTGTTGAGGGTGTTTTGGACAACCCTGTCCTTGGCAGCCTTTTCCTTCAAAAGCGCCAAATCGACGGTCTTCACGTTCTTGTTGCCCGCGAACGCCTTGAGGTACGCCATGTCAACACCCGCACCCTTGAGGAGGGCGTCGACCGCCGCCTTGTCCTCGGCGTTCACCCGTCTCTTCTCCTCGATGTTCGCCAACTGTCTATTGGCGTTCGCCAACTTGTTATTGTATTCCTCGGGTTTGATGTACACAATCTTCGGGAAGAGGTCGTTTCGCGCCTGTTGAACCTTTTTAGCCACGACCATGTCCTTTTGGACCTTGTTCTTAAACGCGGTGGTGTTGATCTCTTCGTAGGATTTTTGACCCTTATAGGCGTTAATGTACGACATGTTCACCCGACCGATGGACATCAAACGCTTCTTGATGTTCTTTTGCTTTGTGGCGTTTTGAAGGTTTTTCAATTTCGTGTTCGCCGCTTGGTACTGTCGGTTGTAATTCGAGGGGTCCACGTATTTCAGGACCGGCTTGTATTTACCACCGAACATTCCAGTGCCCTTGGAATTCGCGATGAGTCGAGCGAGTTCTCTGTCCTTCCCTGCCTTCGCCTTGAGATTGGCCATGTTGATGGCATTGATGTTTTTACCCACCAAGTACCTGTTCAAGTAAGCCCGGTCCACGTTTGCGTTGCGCATGATGGACGTGAATCGGTTCTGCTTCGCCCTTTCCTCGTTCTTGCGCGCTTGCTTCTTGAGGAGTTGTTCCTCGCGCTTCGCTCGCGCGTTCGCACGTCTCAACTCGTTCTCCAAGCGTCTTTGCTCGGCCTCAGCCGCCTTGCGCTCCGCCGCGTTTTGAGCCTTTTGTGCCTTCGCCGCGGCCGCGTTCACAGCCTGCTGGTGCTTTTGCTGGTTCAAATTGGCCGCCTCCGAGAAGACGTTATCCACGTTGTTCATCGAACGAACCTTCGAGATGAATAAGTTTCTCTCTTGGGTGGTCAATTTTTGAAGAGTCATAATCTTTCTTC